TTTTAAATAGGGTATCTCAATTTGTGATACATCTTTAACAATAGGATCTTCATTGTGATCATAACTTGTTAAAGGATACCCATATCTATCTTGTCCTTCTGTCTCAAAAATGATATGATGAATAAACATTTTCCCAGGTTGTAATTTAGGATTGTGTTTTAATATCATATACATGTAAATGCTTAACTGTAAAGCATAGTGATTAAAATTACAATCATCTAAACTAGATACAGGAGAGAGTAGTTTTTCAGAAACTCCCTCCCAATCTTTGTAAGATTCAGTCTTAATCTCTTTATTAGTTTTATAGTCAATAATGTTTACTTTACCATTAACTACTTCTACGAGATCTGATTGACCACAGATGCCTACTGATTTAAGATAAACCATATGCTCTGGATACACGCCTGGTTCTAATTTTTGTAAAGGAGCTGTCTTAATTCCATTTGTTAAATCATTAGGTTTAAACACTGGAACTGTAACACCTTCTCTTTCTATTGAAGCTAAAGAACATAAGTCAGCTTCTCTTTGATTATGATAATATGTACCAAGAGTAATTGCTCTTTGAGATTCTGCATTCCAAATAGATATAATATCTTTTGGTTCAAATCCATACCACTTAGATCTCTTATTCTTACAAACCTTCTTTGCTATCTTCTCAGCATCAAAAGATTTTTTAAAATGAGATACTAGTGTAGTAACACTTACCCAATTAATTTCTGACCCATCATTGCTTTTATAGCTATGATCTTTGGCATTAAATACTATACTCATAGTTTTTCTAATTCTTCTTCTTGTTCTTCAGTAATTAAAGCATCCCATTTACCCAATGGGCATGATGCTGATAGAGATCTAGTTTTAAAAGCAAGAGAGCAACCACATTCATTACAGCATGGAGCTGTGCCTTTTACTGCACACTTCTTACCTTTTTCTGGACACTCATCACAGATGTCATATCTGAGTCTAGAGATTTCTTCTACAGTTTCATCTCTAATTACAGAGTTCTTAATTCCCTCAAGAATTTGAGATCTGTTTTGCCAAATAAGATTAAGTACGTTCTTCATTGTTTTTGGTTTTAAAAAAATTAGTTTTTTTATCTTTTTCCTTTAGAATTTTCTCTTGAAGTTTTATTAAATTATCTAGTTTAATTTCCATTGCTTTTTTATTATGGTAAGCCTTAAATGTTGAAGTATCATGACCATCTAAAATTTTACATAATTTATCTATTCCTTTTTTTACAATCATTGGTTTTGCAGTTATATGACCTAAACCATCTATGTTTATTCTTGGATAAGATAAATCTGTAAGTAAACTTCTTACGTTTTTATAATAAAATTCAATTATACTCTCAACTAAATTCTCTTCATGTGAATTTTCTTCAGCAAATTGTTTATAAAATTTATTAGCCTTTTTAGGATTCATTGCTTAAAAACTTGTAATCTAAAAGTATCATACCTTCTGTTTGTATTTTTAAATTTGGATTAATTAAAATTTGCTTTTTATTATCAGCATCTTTTATTACCAAACCTATTTTTTCAGCTTTATTAATACAGTTCCTTACAGTTTGAGCTGATTTAAATATTGGATCTTCTTCTGAAGATGCATCATAGCAAAAATTAGTAAGTTCAATAGGTTGATTAAAACTTAAAAGAGTCAAGCAATTAAGATCAGATTCACTCATTGTTATCCGATTAATATAACAATGAGCTAGTATCTGAAATTTTACAACCTCCCACTTAGGCATTTTTACACGCTTCTGTACTTGGTTTACTAATGCCATGATTAACCTCTTTTAAGTTTTCTTTTACCCTGTTCTGATATATTAGGATTATTATCAATATCATGATCTGAACCCATATCTTCATCATCATCCTCTTCTTGTGCAGGGTTCATCATCATTGCATACTGATATTGAATATTTGATCTTTTAAATCTTGTTTCATCAATTTCTAATAACAATTTTTCATAATCCAATTGAGATTTTAAATAAGGCATTGATTCTCTATAGAACTCTAGCATTTTTTCTTTTTGCTCAGCTAACTGATCTGGGGTCATCTCCATTTCTGGTTGTTGGTTTGTTTCCATAAGATATTAATTTATATTAGTTTACACAAATATATATAAAATAAGTTTAAATCAAACAAGTTTAAATAAAAAATCCAGGCATAGTATATACCTGGATTACATTACTTAGAGAAGGACAATTTATTTTTTCTTTGTCATTCCACCTTTTGCCATACTTGACATCCAAGTTCTACCAGGAGAGGGTCCTGTTTTAACTCTTTTAGTTCTAGCACCTCTTATTGTTTTAGTTTTACCACATCCTGGTTTTCCTGGCCAACATGAGTCATCTGTTGCCATTCCCAATTCAGCTTTTTTAAGTTTTTTAATTGGTCCACCTTTAGCCATACCTTTAGGTTTTGGAAGATCTTTTTCTATTCCTTTTAGAATATTTTTTAATTCAGCTCTATTCATTCTGTTTAAAACTATTGGAAGATCTTTTGCAATAGTTGTTGCAGGTTTCACAGCTTTAACTGCTTTTACAATTTTGCCTGCTTGTGCTTTAGGCATTTTTTTAGTTATCTTTTTCATGATTAACGATTTTTTATTGTGAGATTAAATATAGTTAGTAGATAAAAGTTTCTTGATATATCCATTTCAAATGTGAAGAAGTCTAATGATGAGAATCTAATTCTAATCATTATTTTATCCCATTGTTTTGTGGATGATTTCCAAGAGTTTCTAAATTTCATATTATAGGTTTTTTAATATTTCTATTACTTTAGGATCTGGATACATATCACTCTTGTCTCTTCTTACAGAGTTGTGAGTGTAGATTCCAGGTACTCCTTTAAATGCTTCTTTGTCAATAGCCCAGATTTCTGATCTATAAGTCTTAGGAATATCATATGTATCACATAAGTACTCTACTAGTTGTCTTAAAGATTCTATCTGTGCATCTGAATATTTGTACCAATATTTGGTACCTTTAAATGGTGTCTCAAGAGTTGTTACATTCTCAGGTTTAACTACACCATTTACATAGTTATAGTATTTGCCATTGCGGAGTTTTAATGGCCCCCAGTTGCAAACTTCTATACCTACAGAAAGTTTATTAAGGTTCTGATACTTTGCACCATTCTTAGTAAAGTCTTCTGAATCAACACCTAAATGCCATGCCCAGTGTTTAGATGAGAAACATTGTACAATGTCTCCATTCTCACCAATAACAAATGCAGTTGCTATTCTTGTATCATTACTATTCCAGTATCTTGATACAGCTACTGCATTGCCTCCACCTGCTGTATGATGCAGATAGATTTGTGTCTTCTTAGACTCCTCAGCATAAAACTGATCTGAATCTAATCTGGCTTGTACTATTTTACTAATATCTAGTTTCATTAGTTCTTGATGTCTTTATAAGTGTCAGATACGTCTTTTAAACCTTTTCTTAGTTTCTTTACAGTATTACAAGTTTTTCTAAGTACATTGTTTCCTGTAATATCAAACCAGTTTTCATTAATTGAAGCTAGTTCTATAATTGAGAATATACCAAGTAGAATGTTTGTAAGTATTGCAGGTACTGCTATAACAAAATCAAAGTTTAAAAACTTTAGTAATCCATTGATAAATGGGGTTAATGCATAATAGTCTAAAGGAAATACTACACCAGCTGTAATATAGTATCCTAGAGATTTGTATATATAGCCTTGTCTAAGGATTCTAGATTTAAATACGTCTCTGTAGTTTCTCTTAGATTCTTTAGCAATTTTTCTAAGGGCTATCAGTTTAACTACAGTGTCTACAAAAATTATAAACATTAAAACTATAGCCATAATTTCAATGGGTGCAAAGAAAGATGATATTGTCAAAACTGCCAATGTTATTTTTGTTTTCATATTGTAGGTATTTGAGCTTTAATCAGACGGTATATAATATATAATATAATGATTATTAACCATATACCACCCAACCATGCTAGGAAATTGACCCAACCGGGGATGTATTTTATTTTTTGTGGCTTTTGAGTTTTAGTAATCAGTTGAGTTTTATAAACAGTGTTACCTTTTATAGTTCTGTAGATAGTATCTGTAGTAGCAATTACTTTGTATTTGTTATCTCTTACTCTTGATTGTAACTTAATAATAGTTCCATCTTTTTCAGCAAGTCTAGAAGCATATACATTACCTAATGAATCACAGAATAATGTATCTTCTATATATACAGTTTCTCCCGGAATATTAATTGTAGTATCTCTAATTTGAGTTATAATTACTGTACTATCTTTTTGTGTACACAATGGACAGTATTTAGCAAGTCTTTTTTCTAATGAACAAGAAGTAACAAATACTANTAATAAAGAATATANNAATAATNTTTTCATTNNAGTATGTNTTANTAATTATAGTGCTGTTTG